TCTGTCTCAGAATATGTAATCACGTTACCATATTCACGAAGCAGCAGGTCTAGTGAGTTTACTTCATTCGTATTCTTGAAAAATGTGTCGTGGTTTCCTGCGATCATGTGCACGTCAATACCAAGATTTCGTGCTTTATCGAAGAAATACTCACGACACTTTTTTAGCGTGTTATAGTTTATAAACTTGCGACGATCAAAAACATCACCAAGATGAATAATAGTTTTGATTCCTGCTTGTTCAAGGTGCGGGAAAAACACCTCAGTATAAAACTTCGCGAAGAAGTTATCGAACGGAATAGAATCTGACCTTGCACCAAAGTGAGTGTCTGTGATCAACGCAACCTTCATACTCGAACTTTCTAATTACTTTGCAGGTGTAGTTGGTTTCGCTTCAGTAGGAACTACTTCCTCCAACTTTTCTTCGGTGGTTGGTTCTACTCCACCTTCTTCTGCGAGACGCTTAAGAACAATTTGTCCGTCACAGATCATGTAGTGTTGACCATCGCCGAGATCACTTGACTCAAGATAGATGCATCCTGGATTCTGTGTAGAAACACCTTGAACATCATTCCTATGGTCAATAACATTAGCAAATAATGAACCGATGATTAATACAAACGCAAGAGAGAAAAATACGGTAAACCAATTTTCAGTAAACCATGCAACGTACTTGTTAGTTTTTACTTCAGTCATATACAACTCCTTTAACAATCTTTAATAAATCCATTCTACTCTATATCAAGAGAATTGTCAATGATTTTTTGGTCTAAATATTTCGGTCGACGCTTCGGTAAGTTATTGACCTTTGGTGCATCGGGTTTATCAAACTCATCAATCATGTCCATCTGCTTCTTAACATAGTCAATAAACTCATTGCCATAGTCGCCTGTATCGTGGTCTTGAGTGATCAAGTCATGAACATCAATGTTTCTCATGTATCGATACTTAGTTTGCTGCTGGCGTTTCTCTTTCGCGATACGACGGAGGAAGGCATAGTATGTTATCTGAGTGAAATATGCAAAGGGATTATTAGATTTTTCAGGATTAAAATTATCAATGTAAGTAATACAATTTTCAATACCATCCGAAACCATTTCTTCTCGATAGGTATAATTGATAAAGTTACTCTTGTATGCCAAGTGAGTTGCGATCTTTAGAAAGCATTCTCCGATATAGTTAGGAACACGTGGTTTCAATGTTCCTGCTTCTTTTGCGGCAAGCACACTATTTCGATACTTAGTAATCTCTTCTAGAAACTTAGAGTTATCTACATAATGTATGTTGTTTTTCTTGTTCTTCTTGAATGGTTTTTTCACATTCTTTTCTGGTATTTCAGTCATTTATAACTCCATCTATACATACGTTATACTATACTTTTTCGTATTAGTCAATGATTTTTTTTCACTATTATTTCAGTATATAGCTTGACAACACTCGCGGTTCGAGGTATAATGACTATGTCGAGTATGATGAATAATAGCTTTACTACTGCTTAATTGAGTAGGTTCCTGCTTCTGAGTAGTCGGGAGTGCAACATTTCCATGTCGACGTTTGTCTCTTGCGTTTCCTCGGGAAGTTTTACTTCCCCTGAGATATATCTCTCATACTGGGCGAGGAGATTTTCTCTCAATACACAGACAGTAATTATTTCGGATTTGGGAATCAGGAAAGTTTTCTCTGTAGTAATACCAATCCATGGTTTCAGAAGAAACGTTTCCCCAACAACATCTTCTTGAATGACAGGATAGGGAACTACCGCAATGGGATTATCCATCCAGAATAATTCATTGGTATCACTGTCCCTTATCGATGCGATTACTAGGTCGCCATTTTTAAATTTAAGTACCTTTGGAGTTTCCATCAGTAGATATCCTCACGAGTTTGTATTTAAAACCTTCTTCATTATATAACTTAATTCTCTCTATCATATGTAGTAGAGTATAATTTTTTCTGCTCTTCCAAGATAGGTCATCACCTATATCAAAAAGACGACAGGAAGTTTTGTCATCCCCCTTACGCAAACCTCTACCAATCGACTGGAGATTTCTTACTCTAGATTTCGACGGAGAAGCGAATATGACATTATGCAGATTCCTTATATTTATTCCCGTTGAAAAAGTGCCATACGATGCAATGATGACTGCATCTTTTTCTTTCTCGGTAATCTCACGAACCTTCTCGCGTTGTTGAGTGTCTGTTCCACCATGAACAAAGAAAACTTGACGATTCTTCCCAACCTTCTCGTTGATCAAGTCATACAAAACAGCGCCATGTTTCTCGACAAACTGGAATAGCACCAATGTGTTACCCTTCTGGGTGGTTGCCAGATTCTTGATTATGTTGTTGCGCTTTTGATGTGTTACCAACCAGTCCATTTCTTCTTGATAGGTATACTTGGTTAGTGCTTTCTTCTCTTCATCAGCATAATCTAATACGATGCATGTTATGTCTAGATCGGCGACTGACCCCTGCTCCATCAATTCTTTGGTAGAGATAACTTTGTGCACCTTGCCAAACAATCCCTCGAGGATTAACTTGTGCGTCTTAGTTCCATCAAGAGTTCCTGTTGTTCCGATTCGGAACTTAGTCTTGGTGCATTTGTTGAAGATTGATGTTAGCGACTTTGCTTTGAACAAGTGCGCCTCGTCACCATATATAACATCAAACCCATCAAAAAACTTTTTAGGTAATTTGTAGATTGACTGCCATGTTGATATTGTAATGGGATACTCATTCGACTTCTCGAACCCTGAATAGATTCTCGCACAATTGTAACTTGCTTTCCAGTCTGTTTCCGAGGCATAATCTTGAAAGTCCTTATACATTTGTTCGACCAGAGATGTGGTTGGAACAATAATTAATTGTTTGCGTCCAAACTTTTGGTGGTAACGCATCAAAAGATAAATGATCAGCGACTTACCTGATGCAGTTGGTGACAGCAGCAGAGTTCTACCGATACGAATCGCATACTTAACAGCGTCCAACTGATAGTCTCTTGCTTCGATCGGATTGCCTTGTGAGTGGAGATTCAGCGAGTCGGCATATTCAACCAGTTCTTCGTAGGTTATGGGATCGCCGATACGTTCGATCTGAACGTCCATCTCATATTCATTACGCTGGCAAAATTCTCTGAGATATGGAAGAAGTCCTACGTATAGTTCTTTAGTCCACATGTTAAACAAACGTGCCTTACCATCCCATAACTTAGCACGATAGGTTGGCATAAATTTTGCACCTGGAACATCAAACGTAAAATACTCTGATAGTTCCTGTGAAATACTGGGGTCGCATTCCACATTAAGATACACTTCATCTTTTTTCGTGATGGTTAGATCGGTCACATTAATCCATTTGTAAATTTGGTCCACTCAATCGCGGACTTAATATCCCATGTCCTACTATTTAGTGACCGCAGAATCTGCTCTAATTGGTATAGGACTGCTTTGATATAATCAATCTTGTCTTGCTGCTTGATCATCTCTTCATCACACTGAAGAACATCGTCCATCTCATTCTTCAGTGGTTTGAGACCTTGGTATTGATTCCAACCATGTTCTTCGAGTTCTTCGCGTGTAAGTTCTCCGCGATAATATCGCATCTTAGTTCTGCGCAAGCGATAATAATCTGCCTCTGCCTTGCGCAACTGCAGTTTAGAATTGGATAGAATATTAAGATACTTGGAATGCAACTCTGGTGTCTTGGTTGATTCTGGACCAAGATTTAATTGGTCGATCTTGCAGTCTTTAGTCCATGACTCTTGAATTTCAGATAGTTTCATAATGCCCTCAATAGAAAAATAATATAAGTATACTAAATTTTTGTTAGAATGTCAAGCTTAAAGTGCCTCAACAGTATATTGGCGATATTTAAATGCAGCAATACCGACCAAGTAGTCTGCTCTACCAGAACTAATATCGAAGTCTAATGCCTCGAGACTGACTGGGAACACATCATAGTATGTAATTTTAACATTCGGATTATTGTCCGAGTCAAGAATGAAGAAGTCGGCATCAGAGAAGTTGCCTAGTGCACCGAGGCGTTTATCTGAGATAGCAGGAAATCTATAACGTTGCCCTTCATTCCAGTTTTTGTATTGCTCTCTAGACTCTGGGAATCCTAGACCAACCAACCAGTTATACAGTTCGAGATAGTTGCTCATGTTTTCTTGAACAAGGAATCGAATTACCAAGTCGCCGTATGTCAATTTGTCACCAGGAACTGGAATATTTGACAGAGGTGTTTGGAATTCAGGCGAACCAATTTGAATCGCAGGAATGTTTGCTGCCTGACAGAAGTATGAAACATTTGGTAGATTGTGGATCTGAAACTTAAATCCATTTGGTTTAAGATAGTCGAGATCGCTGGGTTGTTGATTTACCCAGTTTGCTTCTGTTACACCTAGTGATGTTTTTAATACCATGTTACCCTCATTTGTTTCATACTATTTATAATGAAAAAGGGGAGAGCATTTCTGCTCCCCCCAGTTTCTTAGCAACCCTCTCTCTAATGGAGAGGTATCGATTACATAAGGTTAGTAACCTTAACGCGACGATAGTATTGGTTGCGGTTAGCAGTGAAAGTATCACCGTCAGTTGTACCGTTCGACTGAGTTACGAATGGGTTAGCGATCATGCCGTAACGAGTCTTGAAACCAATTTTTGGTTGGAAGGTGTTAGGATCGATTGCACGAACCATTTGTAGCGGAACGTATGGGCAGTAGAAGATACCTGCGTCATAAGCATTCGAACCCTTATAACCAACAACATAGAACTGCGATGCAGCGCCAGTGTTTGCTGAGTATGGATCTACGAATACTTTGTAACGACCGTTCAGCGTACCAACGAAGGTATTGCCTGTGTCATCAACTTGAAGAGTTGGCGAACCAGCAAGTGCAGCACCTGTATCAAGCATACCTGCCATTGCGAGAGCAGCAGCAACATCTGACGAACAGATAATGAAGTTACCCTTACCACGACGAGTGTCTTGAGCGATTACGTTAGCGTCACGTTCGATGTTGAACAGAAGACCCTTGAAACGCTCAACTGACCAACGACCGTTTGAGTCAACGTCAAGATCGAAAGTACCAGCAGTTGCAGTCGAAGCGGCACCTGTCTTAGCAACTTTGTAGATCGTACGGATAACTTCGCGGTTGATTTCAGCAAGAATTTCTTGCGAAAGGATATTCGAAAGTTCGCCTTCAGCGTCAAGACCGTGAATTGCCTTGAGATCTTGAGCGAGTTCTACTGTGTATTCTGCTTTAAGAGCACGTGTCTTAGCAGTTACAGTTGTTTTCTCGATCGAGAACGCCATTTGGTTGAAGTCAGTTCCGCCTGATTCGCCAAGTTGCTCAGCATCAACAGTAGCAATACCAGTACCTGTGGTGTAAGAACCATCAACTGGGTTCGAACCAGCGTGAGTTCCTGTACCAGCGAAGTCTGTATCTGCTTCGTTGAAGAGTGCTTCCGTACCCGCTTGGGTGCTGTAAGCTGACTTCATTGCGAAGATAAGACCAGTTGGACCAGTCATAGGTTGAACGCCAGCAACGTCATATGCCATCAAGTTAGGCAGCGCACGACGAACGAGCGAGATTAGGATTGGATCGTAGCGATCGATGTCAGACGCACCAGTGCCAGCGATGTTGTTTGCTGGAGTTTCGAAAAGAGCAGTGCGCTCTTCGCGAAGTGCACGCTCTTGGTTTTCAAGAACTACTGCAGTAACCGCACGCTTGTACTTATCTGAGATCTGACCAAGACCATCATGGTTGAGAACTGGTTCCCACTTTTTTGTTAGTTGCTCTGAAAGAAACATTTAGTTTTCCCCTTTTA